TTATTGATTTTAAAACTTCAAGAAAAGAACGCAATGATGATTGGAATGAGTCTTACTATATTCAAGCGTCTGCATATGCAGAAATGTTTGAAGAACGAACTGGAATTGCAATCAATCAAATTGTAATCCTAGTTGTAACAGAGGATGGAGTTGTCCAAGAGTTTGTTAAAGACAAGGGTGAGTATCTTCCCATGTTAGTAGAAGCAATTGATGACTTCACCACAGATTGGGAAAAAGAAAATGAAGTGGTTCATAGTAGTAGTGATGATGTGGCAACCTAGTGGCCATACACCGCTGTGGATACCATATGTAAGTTTTGAAACAGAAAATGAGTGTATGGTTCATGCAATACAAAATCAACACATGATATTTAGAAAAGCCATTGAAGCACATGATGGCGAAATTCCACCACAACAAATTTCATGCGTAAGAGAAGACATCATGAAAGGACTAATCCAACCAATAGAACAACAGATGGAAGAGGATAAAAGTAGTGTTTGAATATAAATGTAAACTTGTGAGAGTAGTTGATGGTGACACAGTAGATGTGGATATTGACTTAGGATTTGGTGTTTGGTTACGAAAACAACGTATTCGTTTGTATGGTATTGATACACCAGAATCAAGAACATCAGACCCAATTGAAAAAGTTTACGGAAATGCAGCCAAGGATTTTCTAGTCAAGTGGACTGGCGCTGGAGAGTTAAGAATTAAAACTCATAAAGATGCAAAAGGAAAGTTTGGTAGAATCCTTGGTGAGTTGTGGACATTTGATACTAACATCAATCAAACATTGGTTGATAACCATCATGCAGTACGTTATCATGGTCAATCAAAAGAACAGATTGCAGAAGAACATATTGCAAATCGTGCCAAATTAAACTTGACAAACGAAGAGTAGTCTGGTATAAATAAGACATAGTTTGTTGATACGAATCAACGCTTGGCTAGGACGCCGGGGCAGTACCGGCCGCCTCCACCAAACCTTTAATGAAGTTCCTACTGAGGGGGCGAAATAGGTTCGACTGGCGAGTTTAGATGAGAGTAGAACTATCGGTTGACTGCGTAATAGGTCAAAACTGTAAATGCAAACGATAATTTTGCATCTGAGGATTACGCACTAGCTGCCTAATCGCTCTGAGGTTCGGTGGTGTCCTTGGAAACAGAAACATCACCATTAATTTATACGGAGTAATTATGAGAGAATTTATTTACGATAGTTGGAATAGTGTCATGAATATGGATAGAAATCCTTTAAGACATATTCCAGATACAAATACAAGACACATGGTACTTCAAGTTCTTGCATGGATGTGGTGCATTGTGTTTTCACTATACTTTGGAAGTATGTGGGTTTTTGGACTTACTGCAATCGCCCATGTTATTCTTCTAGCTGCAATTGTTATAACTGTTGCAACATTTGAAACTGCAAAACATAAACCTATGTTTTTTACAAACTTTCCTACATCTACACCAAGTCGAGCAAGGTCTGTTTATATTGACGGTAAAAGGTATGATGACCCTTATGGTGGAGAACATGAATAATGACAACGACAAACAGTTTGATGACTCCAAAGAAGTTTTCTATGAATATAGAAAAACTTGCAAAAAGTGGTGAGTGTTCTTACCTTGATGCGTTAATAGATTATTGTGATAAAAACTCTGTAGAACCAGAGCAGATAAAACCCTTAATCACAAAATCACTGAAAGAGAAACTAGAAGTCAATGCGAGGGAATTGAACTTCTTACCTAAAGTAGCAACATTACCGATATGATGAACATGGAAGCTTATGATGCTTACAAAATCTACATCGCTTTGAAATCACATTTTAATAGTGATTATGATTTTAACAAGTATAATGGTAAAACTAGTGTGAGTGTCGATTCTTTTCTCAAGAGAAACGACAGACCTTTTTTTGGAAAAGTTGGTAGAAAATATAAAGACGATACAAAAGAGTTTTTTATATCTAATTTTATTAAAGACCCAAAAGGCTGGGTTGGAAACTTTACTGACGATAACTTTGTACAGTACCAAAAGAGGAAACAGAGTCTTAAATACACATATGAAAATGATGTGTTAAATCTTCTTAGAAAATATCAATCATACGACAAATTATTTGAAGTCAAAGATGGACAACACCCTATGCTGTTAAAGCAATTCTTGGGTGATAAAGTTCAGATTGAAACTATGTGTATTTTTGAAACACTATTTGATTATTGCAAAGAATGGGATAAACAAATATCAGAAAAAATAGTCTGGCCAGTTACAAAAAAACTTATAAAAAATTACAATTCTGTCTTGACTTTTGATGTAGATTCGTATAGAGTAGAAACAATTAAATTATATAAGGAGTACTTGTAATGAAAAGTGAAGCACTTTCGGTGATGAAAGAACGAGATTTCTACCAAGCAAAGGTAGAGGAGCAAAAGTCGTATATTCGTAAACTTGAATACGATAATGCAGAGTTGGTTGCTGACCGTAAGAAACTTACTGAAAGAGTAAAGTTTCTTGCAACTAATCCACCTAAACGACCAAATAGTAGGTATCGTAATCGTGGAAACTAGTGCAAAGGTTTATAAGGCGAGATATACTGTTCTTAAAGAGGGTATGTCGCCAGTGTCTATTCCAGCTAGTCCAGAACGATATCATGTAGAATGTTATCGTGGTAAAAAGATGGTTGCATTTTTGACAAGGAATACCATCTCTGAAGCAAACTATGATGCGAGGAATTTTAGTGAGTCAAGAGTATAAAGTTAATCCTTTATCTATTAAGGTTGACCAAACAAAAAAAGATACTAGAAGAGATGCTTGGGATAGAGATTATATGGGTTCTCATTATAGAAAAGTAGAACCAAAGAGTAATAAACAAATCTCTAATGCAACACCAGTTTTTATATTTGCATTTTTCTATGTATGTATATTAGTAATGATTGATAGTTTGAGGTGAAAATGTTTAAATTTAAAAAAGATACAAGACCACATTGGGAAGTGATGGCTGATGATGGGATGAATAAATTTCTGAAGTTTTGTATTAGTTGTGTATTTCTTTGGATGGGATATCAAGTAGTCATTGCATTGATAGATAGGTTTTTCGGATAATGGAAGTTAAAGTAATAGATGTTATGGGAACAGACTTGACCGTTGTAAATGCGGCTCGTGTTTCATTTAAAAAAGAACATCTAAAATTTGATAATGAAAAAGATGAGAAATTAATTAAGTATCTTGCAACTCATGAACATTGGAGTCCTTTCGGACATTGCAGTATGCAGTTTCATGTAAAGGCCCCAATCTTTGTTGCAAGACAACTAGTAAAACATCAAGTAGGTTTGGTGTGGAACGAAGTGTCAAGACGATATGTAGATGATGAACCAGAGTTTTATATTCCGAAGAATTGGAGATTAAAAGCTGAAGATAAAAAACAAGGTTCATCTAATGAAACGATAGAATACAATATTAATGGTTCGATTCAGTTTGTTAAACAGACTTATGACAATCTGTTACGAGCTGGAGTTGCACCAGAGATGGCGAGAATGGTTTTACCACAAAATTTATACACAGAGTGGTATTGGTCTGGAACATTAATGGCATTTGCAAGAGTATGTAATTTGCGTTGTGCAAAGGATACACAATGGGAAACACAACAAATTGCAAATAAGATTGATGAAGAGGCTGAAAAACTATTTCCTACAAGTTGGAAATATTTAAGGTATGTGTGACTTGACTTTTGAGTTCACATGGTGTATAAATACTTTAATATTATGAATGAAGTGAAATAATTAAACATACGATAGCATACATTCACATAAGGAGAAAATTATGTCAATATCGACTCTAAGAAAGTCCAATACTTTGGACAAACTACTTGCATCTGTGCAAGAAGAAAATGCCCCTCAAGAAAAGAAGTCTTATGTAGACGAAAGGTTGTGGAAACCAGAACTGGATAAATCTGGTACTGGTCAAGCAGTCATTCGATTCTTGCCTGCAAAAGACGGTGAGGAGTTGCCTTGGATTAAGTTGTGGAAACACGCATTTCAAGGCCCAACTGGTAAGTGGTTCATTGAGAACTCTCTTACTACTCTTAATCAGAAAGACCCAGTTTCAGAACATAATTCTGAACTGTGGAATACTGGTCTTGAATCTGATAAAGAGATTGCAA